TATTATACGTTTATCTAATGACATATGCAGTTGGTAAAAAATCCCTTGGTTTATGCGATAGATGTGGTCAGCAGTACCCTTACTTATCTTTGCGTAAAGAATGGACAAACCTTAAAGTTTGCCCAGAGTGTTTTGAAACAAAACAACCACAATTAGAACCGACTCCTCCTGCTTCAGAGCCACAAGCTTTATACGATCCTCGCCCTGCTAGAAAAGAACCAATGGTTGTGCTTGTTGCCCAGAATGTTTTTAATGTAAGTGCCTCTATACATGGTACAACCCAATTAGGTACAATAAAGGTAAATACATCATGAGTTATACATATTCTGAGTTAAAAACAGCAATACAAGAATTTACAGATAATACAGAATCAACTTTTGTTAGCAATTTAAACAACTTTATAGAAGGGGCGGAACAAAGAATTCTAAACAGTGTTGATTTGCAGTATTTTCGAAAAAATGCAACAGGCACACTAACTTCTGGAAACCAATATTTAGCAATGCCTACTGATTATTTAGCTTCTTTTAGTTTATCTGTGACTAGTGCTAGCTCAAAAACATTTTTATTAGAAAAAGATGTTAACTTTTTGCAAGAGTATAACCCTAACTCTGCAACTACAGGAGCTCCTGTATACTATGCTCCTTTTGATAATGCTAATTTTTTATTAAGTCCTACACCTGATGCATCTTATGTTACAGAGTTGCATTATTTTTACCGCCCCAACAGTTTAACCGCAGCAGGAGATTCTGGAACTACATGGTTAAGTACAAATGCACCTAACGCGATGTTGTATGGTAGCTTGCATGAAGCTTATATTTTCATGAAAGGAGAGCCTGATTTGTTACAACAGTACGAAAAAAGGTTTATAGAATCAATGACTAGGTTAAAAGATTATGCAGAAGCTCGTGAAAATTCAGACGCGTACAGACGAGGGCTTCCTAACAGGGCGAGATCATGAGATTAGCTATTGTCGGTTTAGGGGGAAGTTATTCAGACTTTATTGCTGCACGAATCAGATCGGAAAAGTATGACCAAGTTTGGGGGATAAACTGTATAGGTGCAATAATTCATGTAGATAAAACTATAATGATGGATCCTGTTTCTCGTTTTTTAGATACTGATAATGCAGGTTCTCAAACAAATATAGCTAAAGAGTTTTTAAAAAAGAACACAAAACCCATTATCACGTGTGAATTAGATAAAAGAGTAAAGCATTTAGAAGAGTATCCCCTAGAAGAAGTAATAAAAGAGTTAAACCTTTGTTATTTTAATAATACTGTCGCTTATGCTATTGCTTATGCTTTGTATAGTAAAGCAACTGAGATTTGCCTGTATGGTATAGATTATAATTATAAAAATGTAAGTATAGCAGAAGCAGGAAGAGCTTGTTGTGAGTTTTGGTGTGCTATTGCTGTTTCTAGAGGGGTTAAAATTGAAGTTGCTCACAGTTCTGGTTTATTGGATACAAACGTGCCTGATAATGAAAAACTTTACGGATACCATAGGTTAAAAGACCCTTTAGTTCAACAGTTCAATAAAAAAGGATTATTGATAACTAGGCAGTCTGAAATGTTACCACCAGAGCCTGAAGATATACAACCTGCTTTAATTGGCAGACACGATTTAAACAAATTAAATGGAGAAAAACAATATGTTTAGTCAAGATTTAGCCACAACAGTCGGTGTAGTGGGTGTTATGACTTCAGACCAAGGTGGTTTATCTACAGATCAAATAACAGAAATGGCGGTAAAAAAAATTGTTTCAGTTTCTGATTCTGCACCAGACCCTATTAGACAACAAGCTCATGCTTTTGAAGATCACGTTAAGAAAGTATTACATTATTATATAGAGTTGGCTAAAAAAGAAGAACGTGCTACAGTATGTCAAGATATTAAAAAAGCAGGTCATAATGATCTGGCAGAAGCAATAAGGAGGCTATAATGGCTATAACTCAAGCAATGTGTACTTCGTTCAAAACACAACTTTTAACTGCTACACATAATTTCGCAACTAATGGTAATGCCTTTAAATTGGCACTTTATACAAGTTCCGCAACGATGGGTGCAACCACAACAGCTTATTCAACTTCGCAAGAAGTAAGTAACAGTGGAAGTTATTCAGCTGGAGGAGGAACTTTAACTAAAGTAGCACCAACTTCAAGTGGTACTACAGGTTTTACAGATTTTGCCGATTTATCTTTTACAACGGCTACTATAACAGCTCGTGGAGCTTTAATTTACAATGATACTAATAGTGATAAAGCTGTTTGTGTGTTAGATTTTGGAGGAGATAAATCTTCTTCTTCTGGAACATTTACTATTCAGTTCCCTGCCGCAGATGCGAGTAATGCAATTATTAGAATAGCTTAATGGAGTAATTTATGCCAACGCAAACAGGTTGGGGACGCGGTACATGGGGACAAGGAGCTTGGAGCTCTGTTCTTCCTGTTACAGTAACAGGCGTCGCAGCAACAGGTGCGATAGGTAGTGAATCCGTCGTTGCAAGCGCACTGGTCACTCCGACTGGTGTTTCTGCAACAGGCGCAGTTGGAACTGTTTTAGCCGCTGGTGGAGCAGTTGTCACAGAAACAGGATTGACAGGAACTATTGGTTTTGGCGATGAACAAGTTGTCGGCACTGCCGTAGTAAGCCCGACTGGTGTTTCTGCAACCAGCGCAGTAGGTAATGAATCTATTGTTACAACAGGCAATGTCACATTAACTGGCGTTTCTGCAACAGGTGCAATCGGAAGTGTTGGTATCCAAGAAGGGGTTAATGTTTATCCAACAGGTGTTGCAGCAACAGGACAAATTGGTTATCCAAACGTATGGGGGTTAATCATTCCTTCTCAAACACCTAGCTGGAGTAATATGACAATTTCTCAAACACCTAGCTGGAGCTCTACGACTCCTTCTCAATCTCCAAATTGGACAGATATAGCGGCATAAGGATTTAAAAAATGGCAAGTACATATGTAAACGACCTCAGGTTAAACGAAATGGCTACAGGCGATGGGTCTGGGACATGGGGTACTACAACAAATACTAATTTAGAGCTTATTGGCGAAGCTCTAGGTTATGGAACAGAAGCAATAACAACAAATGCAGATACGCATACCTCTACTGTTGCAGATGGTGCAACTGATCCCGCAAGATCTATGTATATTAAGTATACAGGAACATTAGATTCTACTTGTACAATCACAATAGCACCAAATACCCTTTCCAGGGTTCATATCATTGAAAACGCAACTAGTGGTAGTCAAAGTATTATTATTAGTCAAGGTTCTGGGGCTAATGTTACTATTGGCACTGGTGCAGTAAAAATGGTTTATTTAGACGGAGCCGGAAGTGGCGCGGCGGTTACAGATGCTTTAGTAGATTTGAACCTTACAGGAACAACCACAGCGGCAGCTTTAAACATCTCTGGGGCTTTAGATGTAGATGGCACAGCTAACCTTGATGTTATAGATGTAGATGGTGCGGCTAACTTTGCGGCAGACGTTACCTTTGCAGATGGTGCAGATATTATTACTGCTTCAGCAGGTACATCTAACTTCAGAGCAGGTGTCAACGCAGGTAACTCAATAGCATCTGGCGGTAACTACAATACTGTTGTGGGTGACGAAGCTGGTACTGCGATTACGACTGGGGATGACAATACGCTTATTGGATATAATGCAGGAACAGCAGTAACTACAGGACAATTTAACACTCTCATAGGAGCAGACTCAGGGGATGCTATTACAACAAGCGGTTACAATACAGCCATTGGTTGGGAATCTTTAAGTGCTAACACTTCAGGCGAAGTTCAAACTGCTCTTGGTGTTAGTACTTTACGAGCAAATACCACTGGAACTCAAAACACAGCAGTCGGTGGTAACGCAATGTATTCAAACACTGAAGGTGATAATAATGTAGCTGTTGGACATAATGCTTTAGATGCAAACACTACAGGGTCAACTAATACAGGGGTCGGAAAGAATGCTTTAAGTGCAACAACAACTGCTTCTGATAATACAGCAGTGGGTGCTGAAGCATTAAAAACTAACACAACAGCGGCAAACGGAACTGCGGTAGGATACAATGCTCTATCTAGTAACACGACAGGTGCAGGTAATACAGCCGTTGGTCGTAGAGCTTTAGCGGCAAACACGACTGCTTCTGATAATACAGCAGTAGGAATAGATGCAGGTCTGTCAGTAACCACAGGCACACTCAACACCCTCATAGGTGGACTAGCTGGTGACGCAATTACAACTGGTGGAAGTAATGTTGCTTTAGGATATTTAGCTTTATCTGCAAATACTACAGCTTCTTATAATATAGGTATTGGAGCTAGTGCTTTATTATCTAACACAACAGGAGCATCAAATGTTGGTATCGGAAATGGTGCATTAGGTGCAAACACAACAGCAAGTAACAATACAGCAGTTGGTATGGATTCTTTAGGAGCAAACACAACAGGCACAAGAAATGTTGCAGTAGGTGCTTTAACTTTAGACGCCAACACCACAGGTGTAGATAATGTAGGAGTGGGTGAGTCTGCTTTAACCGCAAACACCACAGCGGCTAACAATACGGCTTTGG